GCTCCTTTCCACCGGCGGGGGCCGGGCGGACTGGCCCCCGCAGTAATATGGTTATCAGGTGCTGGCGCTGGAGCTGACCGAGGCGCTCGGCGAAGCGGACGCGGTACCACCGCCACTATCCTTGTAGGTGACTTTGCCGCTGGTCTGGAATCCGACCTCGCCCATCAGGACCTCACGCGCTGAGCCGAATTGCGGATAGCTCAGACTGGAAATCACGGCCGTTACGCTGAGAGTCGGGGCGCTGCCCGTGGTGGGCGTCGCGAGGGTGATCAACAGTGTCCCCTTTTTCCCTTGGAGATACTTGTCGTTCAGCGTGTTGTAGTTCTGGGCGTTGCCCGGTTGATACACGAAGCCGAACGTCGGCGTCCCTTCGTCCAGCCCGGAGGTCAGCCGTTCGACGGCCTCGTCCGCCGAATCGCAGGAGAACACGTCGATCATGCTGCGGTTCCTGGTGCCGGAGAGGGACGTGATCTCCCCGATCGTGACCCCGTCGAATTTGAGGCTCAACCCCCACGCTTTGAGTGCACTCGTTGTCATGGACAGACTCCTTACAAAAGTTACCGATAGGCTATTTCCCAATCTTGCCGCTTGCCGTAGCGACTCAGGGTTTCGTTTTCTTCGTTCAGGGCTACAGCGTCCCCCTCATCGTCTAGGGAACAGTAGATGATCGTGACGCCGCCGTGACTGCCGCTGGCTGGCTGCAGGGCGGTCCGCACTGCCTCGGCCAGGCTGCGGGCGCCGTCGGGGTCATCGTCCCAGGACGTCACCTGGACGGTATCGGTCCGCAAATCGCCGTCACCGTCGCAGGTGTGGCCGACCGTGCCGTTGATCTGCTGGAAGACCACCGCCGGCATGGCCTTGCCCGCCGGGATCGTCACCGGGTAGATCCGGGGACTGACCCGGCCGCCCACCAGGGCCGTGATGGCCGAGGCGGATTTCAAAACGTCGTAGATGGCGGCCTCCAGACTCATCTGTCATCGCCCTCCACGTTGATGTAGGCGGACCACATATCGGCGATCAGGATCAGGGCGACGAAGCGGTAATGAGGGGTGCGGCGCCAGTGTTTCCACGCCAGACCCCGCGTCGCCCGGATCGCCGTGACCTGGCAGGGGGTCAGCGGCAGCCGGGGCCAGTGTTTCAAGTCGTGCGCCAGGCAGCACTCTATGATCTCCTGGGCAGCGAACTCCTGGTTTAGCTCCAGAGCCTTTCGAATCACTTGGCCGGTATGCAGCGCCAGCCCGTTGGGAGCCCGCTGCGCGCCGGGATGCGTTGGCATTGGCCGCGCGAACTCGCTGACGTATGGGAGGAATGCCTGCCGGAATTCCGGTCTGGTTTGGGCCAGATAATGATCCAACGCACCTATCATGGTTGCCTCCCCTTGATGGCCTCGCGCAGGAGACCGGTCCGCAAGGCATCGGTGAAAGTCACCATGGCACTCGCCGTGGCCTGCTCGGCGGCGGTCCGGCCGAAGGGGATCGCCGGTACATAGGTCGTCCCGGCCATGTGGCCATATTCGATCGCCGCGGGGATGTACTCCCGGCGGCCGGCCTTGGTCACATGCACGAATCCCTCTTCGTCCCGGGCGAGCTGCACGTGGAGGCTGTATCGGCCACGCTGCTGCCGCTGCGGGGCCCGGACCTGCAGGGCCCGGGCGATCCGATCGCCCATCTCGCCACCGACCATGGCCCGGGCGCTCGCCTGCTCGGCGGTGCGAACCACCTTTTGGGCGGAGCGGACGGCCTGGCGGATCACCTTGCGATCGACGCGGTCCGGGAGCGTCTGAAGCATCCGCTCCAGCTCCGCAGCGCCTTGGATTTGCAGGCTGATTCTCATTATGCACTCGCACTACTCGACGACGAGGCCGAGGGGCTCGCCGAGGCACTTGACGAGGGACTGCCGCTGGACACGGGGCCCGCCGTCAGGACCTCGCTCGCCAGCATTCGCAATTCCACGTTGCGTTCATCCACGCTGCGGACGTCCTTCAGGTCAAACGTTCGGCTGCCCCAGAGGATGCGGTGATCCGGGTGGACGTCGGACCGATAGCGAATTGTGATCTCGTGAGTGAGGACGGCTTTCGCCTGCTGGGCGGCGAGCCTCTCGTGTCCCGAGAGCGTCCGGAACCGGGCCCGGACCGTCGCGTAAGTGCTCCAGGTCTGCTGGGCGTGCCCGGAGGCCGTCCGCGTCTCCACGTACCGCTGGAGCGAGACCGCATGCCGTAATTCGCCTGATTTAAACACGGATGACCCTGTCCATCCCCAGGAGCGCCCGGACGCCAAAGGGGATTTGAGTGAGATTCAAATCGCTGACCGCCTCGCGGTTGGCGTACCAGTGCCCGACCAGCAGCAGGAGCGCCTGCCGCACGTGGGCGGGCGCGCTGTCCTTGGTGGCGCCGTAGCCGGCGACGTAGGTCACGACGATCCCCGCCTGATCGCCGCGGAATGTCGGCCAGGAATACCCGTACCCCGGGCAGATCCGGCCGGGGACCGCGTCGGCATCGACATCGTACTGGGCACTGGACCAGGTCTGCTGCACGCCCGCGGTGTCGATGTAGGTGATACTCGTGACTGACACCAGGTTGGACCACCGCGGCCGGATGACGTCGGCCGGCCAATCGTCCAGGTAATCGATGCAGGTTTCGTTCAGGTACTTGCGGCCCTGGTAGCTCTGGGCCCAGGACGTCGCCGCGTCGATATAGGCGTCGATCAACTCGTCATCGTCGCTGTGCGTGATGTTGAGCTGGGCCTTGGCCTCGGCCACGGTCACTACCTGCTCATCGCCCAGTTCCTGGGATAGACTCGCCGAGGGTGTCACGGACACCGACGCGGACGGCGAACTGCTCGGGCTACTTCCCATGGTTTATCCCCTGCGACTCTGGTGAGATGCTCAGTAGATCCGGCCTTCGGCATAGAGCGTACTCTTGGCCTGGAGCGTCGTGGCCACGGCGATGATGATCTTGTACTTGGCCGTAAACTCAATCACACAGCGCCGGTTATTGCCGCTGTCAAACACGCCGAAGTTGCAGACGCCGTCGGTCGCAACGGCGGTGTCCACGTAGACGTTGCTGTGCTTGCCTACCTGTTGGCCACCCGTCAGAACAAGCTGACCGAGGTAGACGGCGTCATCGTCGATCTCATTGTCGGACGTGTCCCGGCTCTTGGCTGCCGCGAAGCCCATCAGGACCACCGTCGTGCTGTCAGCGTCGGCCGTAGTCTGGAAGGAGAGCTGCACTTTGCGCGTTGCACCGGGCAGCGTCCAGACGAAGGTCTTGGCAGGGGCCAGGGCGGCCACGGTCGTGTAATCGCGGTCCGCGACCCCGGGATAATCCTGCTGGCTGGTGATCGTGCCGATCTCGATCCAGGGAGAGGGCGGACTCGCCAGGGCGACCGGAACCATGCTCGTGTAGTCGTCATGAGACGAGGCCATGCAGAGCATCAGGACGGGAGATAGGACGGCCACGAGGGCCACGACCAGGAGCGTGTCGCGTTTCATGATATTATTCCCTTAGAGCAGGTTGTTGAAGATCTTCTGGAGCCAGGTGAGCAGGTCACCGGTCACGCTGACGGTGGCGGTCAAGGTGCCGCTGGACGTATCAATCTCGCCCGTGCCGGTGCCGTCTTTGATGGTGACTACCGGGTATCCGGCCGTGTGGGGACTGGCGACTGCGGTCCCATTCCATGTGGTCGTATCGGCCTTCACCACCGCACTGGCCCCCGTGCTCGTGAAGTTCACCGGCTGAGTAGTGCCAAGATTGGCGTTGACGGCCGTCACGCTGGTGGTAGCCACGGCATTGACGTATTTGGCATCTGCGTTGGCTGCACCGTTCGCAGCCGTCACCGTCTGCCCCGCGGTGATCTTGGGCCGCTTCACCACGGCAGATATGGTTGTTCTGTCGATGCTCGCGTGGGAGATGCTGAATATCACATTCGCTTGATCCTTCGTCGCTCCCAGCGTAGTGATCCCCGCCTCGTCCACCAGCAGCTTGTACTCGCCGGGCATATTCGTGTCATCCAGCAGAGTCACTGTGGGCGTAGTCATCGCCGTCGCGGCCCCGCCGTTGATCGAATAGTACACCGTGAATCCTGCCGCCAGCAAACCAGTCTCCCTGGTGTGCAGGTCCGTAGCGTCTACGGCCACGAAGTACACGTACTCGTCCGTACTGCCCGAGGTGAGTTCCTGCTGGCCCCAGGCAGGCAGACAGCACAGCAACATGATCGCGAGAGCCAGTACGTTTTTCATTGCAACACTCCATTCAAAACGCCATTCATGCGTGCCTTGAGTCCCTGTTGCGAAAACGATTGGATGAACTGATAAGCCCCGATGTCCCAGCCATAGGGTTCGGGGTTGTTGCCTACGAAGTCCAGATAGCTCGCTCCATCCCCCAGGTCCGTACCGGCGTTGATGCAGGGGCTGGAGGATTGGAGATGATAGTCTGCGGCAGCAGTCCAACTGCGTGTATATGTAATTTGGTCGGACGTACTCCAACTACCACCCGTCTTAATTGTGTTGAGGGCGTCGGAAAAACTGGTGACCGTTACGTCGCTTGAGTCTTGCATCACATCCAAAATAGTCTGCCACTGGGCGATGGAACATTCGGAAGCATTGTGAGACAGCAATAATACAATCAGTCCATTCTGTGCCGCCCATTCGCACAGTGCTCGTGTCCTGGCCTGGAGTACTGATGTAGTCGGACTGCCACTGGTAAGAAACTGGTTAACTGTGAAGTATGGCACCGAAAACACACTAAA